TTCTTCTACCTCTTCTTCTTCAACCTCTTCTTCAACCTCTTGCTCTTCAACCTCTTCCTCTTCAACCTCTTCCTCTTCAACCTCCGGCTCTTCTTCTTCTAATCCGCTATCTGGTTCTTCAACATCTTCTTCCGAATCCGGCTCATCTCCTTCAGCCTCTTCAGATTCAACTTCTTCTTCAACTTCTTCTCCCTCATCAACTTCTTCTTCAATTTCTTCGCTTTCTTCAAACTCCTCTTCAAGTTCATCTTCCGACTCCTGTTCTTCCGATTCCTCTGGTTCCGGATCTGGCTCAGGCTCCGGTTCTTCTTCCGGTTCGACCTCTGGTTCATCATCGTTGACGAAATCATCCCAGTCATCCCACTCTTCTTCGGTCCACTCCTCAGTCAAATCCTCCCATTCCTCCTCCAACTCATCTTCTTCTTCTAACCAAAGATCATCTTCAGGTACATTTTCATCTTCTTCTTCCGTCCAATCTTCATCAGACCAATCTTCTTCCAAGGTCCAATCGGTATCTTCTTCATCATCGACCTCCCATAACAATTCCGGCTCAGGCTCCGGTTCAGGTTCCGGCTCAGGCTCAGGCTCTGGTTCCGGCTCAGGCTCTGGTTCCGGCTCCCGAAAGGCAAAATCCTCTTCGGAAAACTCTTCCTCGTATGCTTCCCAAAACTCCTCCTCCTCAAACTCTTCATGTTCTTCAAAGAATTCGATGCGCTCCTCTTCGACCTCCTCCATGAACGATTCAACTTCTTCAAACAGTTCTTCAACATCGACAGCCTCACCAAAGAGGTCGTCCATCAACTCCTGTTCTTCTTCAAAATATTCGTCGTCGTATTCGACTTCGTCCCACTGCTCGTCTTCCCAATAATCCTCTTCCACACTGAGAAGAATCTCAACGAAATCAATCTCATCTTCCTCAAATACATCAGGGGCTTCCCACTCCTCAACTGATTCAATCTCTTCAACGTAAGACGCACCCAACACCTCTTCGACGCGATCCTCAGCAACCGCTTGGAAATACTCAGCGTCCGAAGCAACCCACGCTTCAATTTCAACTTCTTCCTGAACCATCTCCCCGACCTCTACATCGAACGACAGTTCGATAACAACAGGAACGATTACTGGTTCTGGCTCGGGAGGCAAGGTGGCTGCCGGAGCATCCGGTCGATCTGGAACGGTGACAGTCGGCTCATCGAACACCTGTTCGACAACCCGATAGGCGGTCATGTCAACCTCTACCTCAGCCAACACCTCACCCTCTTCATCCTGAATGGCGATGTCCAGCATGTCTCTAACTGGCTGAGGCTCAGGAATTGTGACACCGGGCTGCTCAGGTACGGGTTCCGGTTCTGGCTCTGGAGCGAAAGCCACCTCAATCTGCTGACCGGCCTCCAGTTCGATCTCAACCTCAAGAGCATCAACCGCAATCGCGACAGTCGCTTCCTCTATCTCTGCGATTTCAATTGCTTCTTCAGAGAAAGCCAACAACGACTGAACCTCTTCAGGTTCTTCCTCAACAGCCTCTTCCCGTCGTTCCGGCTCTGCCTCCTCCACGATGACCGCTTCAATCTGAACAGATTTCTCTTCATTCAGGACGAGCAAAGAAAATCTCTGTTGTGTAGACTCTTCCTGTTCCTGCTCTGGAGGTTCCGAATCCATATTGGGACCGGTTTGATTTCTCCTAAAATCAGTGGCATCAGCCACAGCCTCCGGGGTGGGAACATCTATCTCCTCAACATCTGCGGAGAACGTCTCCACTCCCGGCGGGAGGAATACCAGAACCGGGTCAGCGGTGCTTGGCCCTGAAATCAAATAACGGTAGGTAGCACCTTCAATCTCATTGACAAACGCACCGTCGTAATACCCCAGCCGGTCACCCGATTCAGTTTCAATCTTAAGAGCCATCTGCTTGTCACCCGAAGCGGCGACGGTAAGCATCGTGCCCGACTCTTCCCCCGCTCCCTGAGGACAGAAACTGCATGTAAAAGGACCAGACCGAACACGCATTGGTGTCAGTTCCATCGTCCCCGTACCGCCAGACCAAGCCTCCGATTGTTCCGTGGGGTTGGTCGCAGCAAGGGCGTACATCCACTGACCATCGTTGGATACGTCAATCCAACGTTCTTCATTGGGCCAGTTGGAATCGTAGATATAGATCCGATAACCACCCGCCATCTCCTCCACCCGGTAAGGCGTGACAGCGTGTCCGCCCATTTCGCTGTAAATACCGATTGTGAAGCCGGTGTGTGGGTTTCCCTTTTCCGCTTCGGAAAAGTCGTAGAGAAGAACCTCTGCCAATTCTTTAGGGGACTTCGCTAAATATGAGGATGCTTCCTGCTGCACCTCCATAGCGAACTGGGTTACATACCAGTAAGCAATTTCGGAAAGGAGGGCTGGGTCCGCTTTGACGAGTTCGGCAACGGTCTTCGTATTTTGGAAAGCAGCAAGGGTTGTGATATCTCCGGCAAGGCGCAGGCTCAGAACGGTCAAACCCTCGCACAACCCCCCACGCATCGACTTGTTAGCCTGTGACATCAACTGCAAAATCACCGGGTACGGCGTACATTGACCGTCGGTTACATCTGAACAAACCTGACTATCGCCATACAGACGACGCGCCATGTTTACTGTCAGGTCTGCCGGTGCTTCGCCGCCGCCGAAATTCTCAAATGAGAAGGTGTCTTCATCAGTTGTGTAATCTGGAATGGCGTGATCCGCCAGAGGAACTTCTTCAAGAACTACTGAAGCAATAGTGGTAGTAGGAGCAACACTCGTTGTAACTACATCGGTGGTCGTTGTAACCACGCTGGTAGTCGTGGGAGGAGGAAGAGTGGTCGTGGGAGGGAAGAGGGTGCCCGTTGGAGGAAAGGACTCCGTGGTGGAGCAACCAAGAAAAAACAGCGATCCTGCAAGCAGGACAGCGAGAAGCCGCTTCACGGCTCTACCGCCGTTTACGTTTATTCTGGTACCAGAATAGAAGGCCGACTAAAACGACCAGTACGGCAGCGACAAAAATAACGGTCACCGATCCACCCGGCGCTCCGCTCATATCCAACGAAAAGTTTTTGGCCCCACCGCCAAGAAGGTCGTTCTCGGCCTTTATTTCTGCTACTGCCTGCTCTAACTGTTCAACCTTATAGTTGAGAGCAGCCTCTTCTCCAGAGGATTGCCATACGAATCCGAAGGCTCCTGAAATCGCAGCAGGCAAGCCAAGGACGTAGGCAATGTTGTCTTTGACGCGGTCAAGCAGGCCCGAAGCCCGCTTAGCGGCACCAACGACAGACGTACCTACGTCCCCGGTTACCTCTGTATCCGTTTCTTCAAGGGCGTTGGAAATATTATCCGCAGCCCCTTCTAAGTATTTTCGAAGCGAGTCATCCATAGCAACCTCTAATGGGCTTGTGCCCAAGTCGCTTAGATGATACCCGTTAACGTAATACGGAAACGGTTAGTTTCTGGTCTTCCCCGTCTTTATGACATCATCGACGGCGAACGGTCTCCGAACTTACTTGCGGCCCAGCCCTTGAGAACTGCGACTGCTGCTGACACACCGGCCATAGCAATCATCTTCCAGTTATCAATGCCTAAATCCATGACGCTGTTGGTACCCATGGCACCAATAGCGGCCTGAATAAAAGTCGCAATTGTACGTTCGGCAAGATCCTTGTATTCGGCCATGAAATAACCTCACATCTAGCCAATATGGACAGCCCGAAGGCTAATGAGAGTTTACTCCACTTGAATATGCTGAAAGTTGGACCTTATACTATTTTAACCAATTGCTGAAACGCATCTTTTCAAGCAGGGGGTCCGTACCACCCTGTTCGAAAGACCACCAGCCCTGCATGATCAGCCGATCCTCGTCAGGGGCTGGGTGCGACTTGTGGGCATGTGTCCATCCCGAGGGGAAGATTATCATCCGTCCTTCAACTGGCTTGACTTTGATCCCCTGTTTAACAAACTCTGTTTCGCCGCCGTTGTCTACGGTATTCAGGTACATGATGAATCCCAAGTGCCTAACTGACATCGTGGGACTCGTTGGGCTGTAATCAGAATGGGCTGCCCAGTAGGCAGCACCGGGTTCATAACGAATGACGCAACAGCCTTCGTGCATCCTGAAGGGAGGGAACTGATCGGCCTGATTATTGCGTGACAGGTACTCATCCAATGAATCAGCGGCGAAAGAAAGCGCTGAGCCTATGCACTCCGGTGAAGATTCTTCCACTGGAAAGGGGATGTAATAAGAATCCCTCTGCTCTGGATCAACAACATTGTCCCCCGTCACAACGGAGCGTTGCCAATCCGTAGACGTTCCCACATGATCAAGAATCGATTGACAGGACTGCTCGTATTGGAACTGGCCGATAAAAGGGTCCGGCCATTTCGTAACAGACTTCTGTTTCGTTGCTTGCATCATTCGGTGGGTGTCAATTCCCATGACAGCGTTGACTCGTTCCAGTCATATTCCATAAGGAAACT